GGTGTGTGCGTGTATTGTAAAGCAGACGCAGCCGAAAAAGTCGCGGTTCCCGTTGAGAAAGAGGCATCTCCCCCTCCTACGCCTGAACTCTCTAGAGAAGAGGCTGCTCAGCGGGAGCTCGCACTAAGAGCGCTTTCACGTAAACACGTGCTCCCCTTTGTTGAACGCTTCAACCCTGATTATATGGCAGGGTGGGTGCATAAAGATATTTGCCAAAGGCTCGAAAAGTTTAGTCAAGCGGTAGAAGATGGCGAATCACCTAGATTAATGCTGTTTATGCCTCCGCGGCATGGGAAATCAACTTTGGCGAGTGTTGCGTTTCCGGCGTGGCATTTAGGTAAAAACCCCAAACATGAGTTTATAAGTTGCTCGTACTCAGGCTCTCTTGCTATGACTTTCTCTAGAAAAGTGCGGGCGATGCTTCGAGAACCTAACTATAGAAACATTTTTGCTGGAACACTTTTGGATCGAACAAGTCAGTCCGTCGAAGCGTGGCTCACTAGCAAAGGAGGTGGTTATGTAGCCGCGGGTGTTGGCGGTGGTATCACGGGTAAAGGTGCGAACATTCTAGTAATTGATGACCCTGTGAAAAACCGGGAAGACGCCGAATCCGAATTTAATCGGGAGTCTGTGTGGAATTGGTACACTTCTACTGCATACACACGTTTGGCCCCCGGGGGTGGTGTACTTATTATTCTTACGCGGTGGCATGATGATGATTTGGCAGGACGGCTATTAACCGCAGCGAAAAGTGGCGCTGACCAGTGGGAAGTTGTAAAATATCCTGCGATTGCGGAAAAAGACGAAGAGTTTAGAAAAACCGGCGAAGCGTTGCATCCAGAAAGATATAACATAGATGCACTACAACAAATTCAAAAAGCGGTAGGTCCGAGAGATTGGGTTGCACTTTATCAGCAAAACCCAGTAGCTGATGAAGGTGATTATTTTAATCGAGATATGATACGCTATTATGAGAATGAAGACGTTGATTTGTCGCAGCTACGATATTATTGCGCGTGGGATCTCGCGATTGGCCAAAGAGATAGAAATGATTATTCTGTTGGGCTTATGGTCGGGGTCGATGAGTATGATAGCATGTATATTGTTGATACTGTTCGTGGCAAGTTCGATGGCTTTGAACTGGTAGAACAAATTTTAGATCTATATGAGACTTGGAGGCCGGGAATTGTTGGCATAGAGAAGGGTCATATAGAGATGGCAATTGGTCCGTTCTTGGAAAAAAGAGTCCGAGAGCGTAGACTACATGAGGCGTATTTTAAAGACTTAAAAGTTGGACGACGAGATAAAGAAGCAAGAGCGCGCGCAATTCAAGGACGAATGCAACAAGGCATGGTATACTTTCCAAAGGATGCTGTGTGGACTGGGCCTCTTGTCGCAGAACTTTTACGGTTTCCTAATGGTACGCATGATGACCAGGTCGACGCCTTGGCGTGGATTGGTCTTATGATGACTGAGTTTGCGACGTTCTATGAGAATATTGCACCTGAGCCATCTTGGAGAGATAGACTAAAAAACCTTGCGAGAGGGGATAACAAGAAAACATCAATGAGCGCTTAATGGCATATAGATCCGACAAACCTAAAAGGTTAAGTAAGGCAAAAGAACATCAACTTGCACGTGACCAGTGGGACGCATACACGCGAGCCCGTGACAATGGGCATCAAGATTACATAGCGGTCGCAAAAAGATGCGATGCTTTTTATCGAGGAGAACAGTGGGACGCGGCTGATTTATCTACATTAGATGACCAAGGTAGGCCGGCTCTTACTATTAATACCATATTACCCACTATCAACACAGTTATAGGGGAACAAAGTACACGTAGAATGGACGTTACGTTTAAGCCACGAGGAAAAGGGCAACAAGAGGTAGCCGACACGCTTACTAAACTATTTCTACAGATTTCTGATAACAACAAGTTGGATTGGGTAGAAGCACAAGTATTTTCGGATGGGCTGATTCAAGATCGAGGGTGGTTTGATGTTCGTATAGATTTTGACGACCACATACAAGGCGAAGTTCGTATAACTGCCAAAGATCCGTTGGACATCCTTATTGACCCAGACGCAAAAGACTATGACCCTAGAACGTGGAACGAGATTTTTGAAACGCGGTGGATGAGTCTTGATGAGATAGAAGAGACCTATGGGCAGAAGCAAGCAGACAAACTACGTATTACTGTGGAACAAGGCTCTGTTTTGGGAACAGACTCAATTGAGTTTGAGGAAGTTCGATACGGAGATACATATAGCGGTGTCGAATATCAACAGGGTAATACAACTAACCCAGAAGAAAATCGCGCGCTGCGCTCGGTTCGAGTAATAGAGCGCCAGTATTATAGACTTAAAGAATGCATGTTCTATATAGATAGGCTTACGGGCGATATGCGGGAAGTGCCTTATAATTGGACAAAGAAAAAACGCGAACAGTTTGCCGATGAGTATGACCTAGATATTATTGAGAAATTGGTTCGTAAAGTACGTTGGACAGTAACAGCTGACTTAACAGTACTACACGACGGTTGGTCTCCATATAATCATTTTACATTAGTTCCTTACTTTCCTTTCTGGAGAAGAGGTCGGCCTTTTGGTATGGTTCGCAATCTGATATCCCCTCAAGAACAGTTGAACAAGATCTCTTCTCAAGAACTACATATTGTTAATACAACAGCCAACAGTGGGTGGATTGTAGAATCTGGTTCTTTGAGCGGTATGGATGCAGATGACTTAGAGGAACACGGAGCTGAAACAGGTCTCGTACTTGAGTTTAATCGTGGTTCAAACCCTCCAGCTAAAATTCCACCAAACCAGATTCCTACAGGTTTAGATCGTATCAGCCAAAAAGCAGCCATTAACATAAAACAGATTAGTGGTATTAGTGACTCAATGTTGGGTACAGATAGCCCAGAAGTTTCAGGGGTAGCGATCCAAGCGAAACAAAGCAGAGGCGCAATGATGATTCAAGTGCCTTTGGATAACCTAGCTAAAACACGGCAGTACCTAGCGGAAAAAGTTTTAAACCTTGTTCAATCTTATTATACGGAAGCTCGCGTTATTCAGATTACAGATGAAGCAGACCCAATGAAAGCGAGCGAAGAAATTGTATTAAATGAGCCTACCCCTTCAGGCATTATTGTAAATGACTTAACGCTTGGTGAGTATGATGTAGTTGTTGCTACAAGCCCAGCTAGAGATAATTTCGATGAAATGCAATTTGCAGAGGCACTACAACTTCGACAGGTTGGAGTTCCCGTACCAGACGATATTGTAGTTGATTTTTCACACCTTTCTCGTAAAGGCGAAATAGCACAAAGAATACGACAAATGCAAGGTACAGAACCGCCAGGCGAAGAAGAAATGGCAATTATGCAGTATCAGCAGGAAGCACAACTTCAAAGTATAGAACTAGAACTTCAAAAGTTAGAAGCAGAAATTGCAAGCATGCAGTCTGAAACAGAACTTAATATGTCTAAAGCGGAAGAGAATAAAATGGACCCACAATTAAAAATGGCAGAAATTCAAAGTAAGATACAGATGAAGAGAGAAGAACTTGCAGTACGTGAAAAACTTGCAGGTTTGACAAATAACCAACGTCAACTACAATCTGAAACACAAGCAGCTACAAAACTAGCAGCAATGGCTATGAAACCAGGAGGTAACTAAAAATGGCTAAGAAAAAAGCAAACCCAAATGAAGATATCCAAGGAGATATTATATACGACAGAATGCCCGGTGCGGACGCAATTACTAAAGAAGACGCCGAAGGCTTTGGTGTAGATTTGAATTTTGAACTTTCATCAGAGGACGAAGGAGGGACCGATGAAGAAACACAAACCGCGCAAGAAGACACATTTGGAGACGAGACTAATCTTGAAACGAGCCCAGAAGAGCTTGAGACAAAAGAACAAAGCGAAACAGAACCAGAGGCAGAAAATAGCTCAGAAGAGGTGGTCGAAGAAGCAATGGCTGACGCAGATGAAAACACTGCACGACCAGACGATGGAGGAGTTGAAGAAGAGATGGTCGAAGAACCGGTAGCTAAAAAAGATAAAGCACCGATGGTTCCTAAGTCTCGACTTGACGAAGTTCTTGCTAAAAATAAAAAGATGCAAAAACGAATTAATGAAATAGAACAAGCAGAAGCAGCAGCTAAAGCCGACATCCCTCAATATGACTTTGCGACTAAAGAGCAAGAGTATCAACAACTATTGTTGGATGGAGAAATGAATCAAGCCGCTGTTGTACGAAATGAAATCCGCATAGCTGAAAAAGAAGCAATGATGGCTGAAGTTCAACAACAGATGCAACAATCGGTTAGAGAAGGTACAGAAGAACAACACTTACTTAAAAAAGCCGCGGAAATTGAACAGACTTTTCCTATACTGGACCAAAACAGTACTACTTTTAATGAAGACCTTGCAAAAGAGGTGGTAGATTTGCGAGACGCTTTTATTATTCAAGGGTATGAACCTGCTGATGCTTTGGCGAGAGCAACGGAATATACAATCGCTGCAAAACAACCTGAGCTTTTATCAACCGCAGGCGATAGTAGTTTGCAAGGCAACGAGAATGTTGTTACACAAGAGCAAGTACAACAGCGTAAACAGAAGAATACAGTTAAGAAAAAAGTAGCTGCAGCTAAAGCACAACCCCCCGCAATGAAAGGGGAAGGCGCAGGAGAACGCGGCGAAAAGAACGTTAACGTTGATATTTTGTCTGATGATGAATTTATGGCATTACCTGAAGATACATTACGTAGAATGCGTGGTGACTTTGGTTAGAAGTTAAGGTAAGATAAAAGAGTATTTCGTCTGCTAGTACGATAGCTAGTCGGGGTCGTTCCCGTAAAAAATCGTTCTTCGTCTCGCATCCGACGTAAAACTGCGCGAGGTCGTATTCGTAAAATTACGAGAGCGTACCCCAACGATAAAGGGTATACGGGTAAATATCGCCCCAAATAAGTCGATTGGTTTTAAATCTATTAATTTGGAGTATTCAAATGGCAAATACTAACTTTGCATCACTGACCAGTGAACAGCTCACTATTTGGTCACGTGATTTCTGGCGTGTTGCTCGGAATATGTCCTTCATTAACCAATTCGCGGGCAGTGGCCCTAATGCTATGGTTCAGTCTATTTCTGAACTTACCAAATCTGAGAAAGGAGCAAGAGCGGTAATTACCCTTCTAGCTGACATGACCGGAGATGGTATCATTGGAGACTACACTCTCGAAGGTAATGAAGAGTCATTGAGAGCATACGATATTGTTGTACAACTTGATCAAATGAGATTCGCAAACCGTCTTGCTGGACGTCTTGCTGATCAAAAATCAGTTGTCAACTTTCGTGAGCATTCAAGAGACGCCCTTGCGTATGCAATGGCAGATCGTATAGACCAAGTAGCGTTTATGACGCTATCTGGAATAGCGTACACTAACAAAAACAACGGTGCCCTAAGATCAGTTATGAACACTGGTCAGAACCTAGGTGACCTTGCTTTTGCAAGTGACGTTTCATCACCAACAACCAACAGGCATAGAAGATGGGATGTATCTGATGGTCTTGTAGCAGGTAATACTAGCTTAGTAGCAGCTGCTGACACCATTCAGTACAAAACTATCGTTGCTCTTAAAGCCTATGCTAAGGATAACTATATCCGTGGTTTGAGAGGTTCAGGCGGCGACGAGGTTTATCACTTATTTGTGACTCCTCAAGTTATGGCTGACCTTAAACTTGATTCAGACTTCCTAGCTAACGTCAGGAATGCTGGAGTAAGAGGACCGAGTAACGAATTGTTCTCAGGTTCTTCAAGCCTTATGGTTGATGGCGTTATGATCCATGAGTTCCGACATGTGTTTAACACATCTGGCGCAACTACTGGAACATCATCTAATGCTGGTTCTGCCGGATATAAGTGGGGTGCTGATGCTGATATTAATGGCGCAGCTTGCTTATTCTGTGGAGCACAAGCTCTTGCTATGGCTGATATCGGTCTCCCTGAAATAGTTGAAGATTCTTTCGACTACGGGAACCAAAATGGTATCTCAATTGGTAAGATCCTTGGCTTTAGGAAGCCTAAGTACAACAGTGACCACAACGGTGCTGTTGAAGACTTTGGTGTTATCCGCTTAGACGTGGCATACTAAGTTGAGTCTTGTGGGTAGTTCTTCGGGGCTACCCACATTATTTTAAGGAGATAGAAAATTGAAAATTACAGCGCAAGTTGACACATACGTCTCTACACCTTGGGGCGCAGCCATTACCGTTATGGCGGGAGAAATTAGAGAAGTCGGTGACGATTTAGGATACGAATGTATACACGCAGGTTGCACAGAAGTAAAAGATGTAAAACCTGAACCCAAACCGGAACCTAAACCAGAACCTAAAAAAGCTGCTCCAAAAAAGAAAGCAGCGAAGAAGAAAGCAAAAGACATTATTATTGAGGTATAAAGTAGATGGCAGGCACAATTACAGCCGCTAACCTTCTTTTAAGGATAAGAGACACGTTACAAGATACAACAGGCGTCAGATGGCTTGACGCTGAGTTGTTGCGTTATATGAATGATGCACAACGAGAGATTGTTAATCTAAGACCAGACGCAGCCGCGGATCATGCTAATGTGCAATTAGCTACTGGTACTGAACAAGCTATACCAGACGTAGGGTTAAGGCTAATAAAAGTAGTTCGTAATATGTCTGCAGCTGGAGGTAGCGCAACGGGCAAAAGAGTTATTCGTATCGTTGACCGCGAGATTTTAGATTCTCAAGAACCAAATTGGCATGACCCAACCGTTTCAGGCGATGCGGCGCACACAACAGTAGTTAAACATTATGTGTTTGATGAAGATGACCCCCGTAAATATTATGTATACCCTGGAGTTGCGGGTAATGCGTATGTAGAGATTGTTTTTTCCAGAAGCCCAACAGATTTTGCAAACACGAGTAGTGCTGTAAGTTATTTAGATGACATATATGCAAACGCAATTATTGATTATGTTCTTTATAGGGCATACATGAAAGATGCAGAGTTTGCAGGTAATGCACAAAGAGCAAACAACCATTTTCAGCTTTTTGCAAATAGTGTAGGGGCTGGAGCTCAGATTAATTTAATGGCGAGCCCTAATATGGACGCTGCAAAAGCAGCGCAGCCGATGGCTCCCGCAGTTCAAGGATAAACAATGGGAACAAGAAAAACAGTAGAAAAAGTTATTAACGGCGTGAAGCATGTAAAACGTGTGCCGAATGTACCTAACCATTCGATGGCACATCCTTTATATACTCCACAAACATCTAGTCTTGGTAAGTTACCACAAACAAAGAAGTAAAAAATGGCAACATATGATTCATTGGTTAAAGAAATATTACCTTACGTTCCAGGATGTCCTGATTCGTTGGTAATTAACCACCTGCGCGCGGCTACAATTGAAGCGTGCGAAAAAAGCCAAGCATATGTACACGATCTAGATCCTGTAAGCACTGTAGCTGATATCTATGAATATGACTTTGGTCAACCTGTTGGCACACAAGTTCATCAAATTCTTTGGATGATACATGACGGTAATGATCTAGACCCAATTAGTCCAAGAAGCCTAGAGCTTAATTTTCCAGATTGGAGAAACCGTTCTAGTATTCCTAGGGTTTACTTACAAAAAACTCCAGACACATTCTGGTTAGTTCCTGTTCCTTCAAGTTCAAAAACAAACGCGATAAACCTAAGTGTTGCACTTAAACCTACAAGAACGTCGAATAATATAAACACAGCATTTTCAACGGATTACAGAGATGCCATTATTTATGGCACGTTGTTTCGTTTATTAAGGATCCCTTCTAAAGATTGGAGCGATGCCGCGGCAGCAAATGATTACTACATGCTGTTTCAACAAGAAGTTAAAGACGCTGAGCTTAGAGGCAGAGGCGGAGACTTGGGAGTTCGTAGACTTGTTAAATATAAAGGTGTGGGTTTAACTCCACGCAAACGTTATAAAACATATGGCACGGAGATAGATTACTAATGGGTTGGTTAGCTACAATTGGAACAATCGCTAAAGTTGTTGGGGCTGTTAAGTCTAAACCTAGCAGAAGTAAAATGGAGGCATTTTCTCCGCTTCAAGGTCTCAGTTTAAATATAGGCAGAGAGCAAATTAAAGCTATGGTGCCTTATCACGCTATGTTACAAGGTATGATAGATGATGTGGTACACAAAGAGGGGTCTGTTAAATCATACTTAGCTGGACTTTCTAGGGCAGACGCTGCTCAAGCTAATCAAGAATTGTCTTATGAAAAGGTTAAAAATGTAAGGGCTGCTGTAGCCGGAGCTGAGGGAGAAGCAGAACTAGCAAATGATATTACACTTAGGGCAGAAGAATTAGATAACAATATGCTTGTGTCTATGTATGCGGCACAAAAGAAACAAGTTTCTCCTCTTACCTCTAATATATACGGTTTGGGACAAGCACAAGGACAACTTGATAAAACAAAACTCGCAAATAAAGCTTATTCTTGGAGCGCTTTTGGTAACTTTGTTGGAGAAATTGCCCATGGGGCGGATGAGTTACGTTTAGGTAGTAAACCTTCTTATAGTTCTAATAGTTCTAATACCGGCCCTAGTACTAGCGGGGGTAGGGGAGCCGGTATTTAACTATGGGTATTTTAGATCAATTAAGACAACAAGAACCTGGAGAATTTTCTATGCTCTCTACAGGAAACACGTCTTATAGAAAATCAAAACCACACCGTTCGAGTACACCCCGAACCCCTAAAACAACTCAAAAATCTTCTTACAACCTAGGTTCTTCTTCAACATATGATGACTATAAAAAACAGTATGGAAACCAAAGAACTGGAACCCCTATGAACATGACGGCAGATGGGGCTATTGGAATAGCTGAAAGTACGCTTAGAGAAGAGTGGAATAATTATACAAGCAGGACGAGGCCTACACAACAATATCTTAAAGATAGAATAGAAAACCTTGATTTAACTAAAGATACACGTAAAGACGTAGCTAAAACTTATGAAATTAGCAAAGGCACAAATAAGCGTAATTTGACGCGGTATGGACAAAATTTAACTGCCGCAGAACAACAAGAGATGGAAAGAGGTTTTCAACGTGGAGAAGCTTCTGCTTTGGCTGGTAACCTTACTACCGGAAGAATCCAAGAACAAGATTTAAAACGGCAGCTACAAATGCAGCTATACGGTATTGAAAATGAAGAATATCTACAAGGACTTGCTGCAGTTACTGCTGGTGGTGCGGAAGGGTATAAAAGAAAAGCAGAGTATGACAATGCACGAACAAGTTGGAAAACAGGCGTCTATAACACTCTTTTTGGAATGCTCGGGGATTTAACATGACAGCTAGCAAATATGGCGGAGTTCAATTTCCTTCTGGTAGAGCTATAGGTTCTAATATTATACAGGCTCGTCAACTACGAGAAGCGCGACAAATAGAACTTGAAAACGCGCGTATGAATCAAAAAAAAGAACGCAACGAGGAGCTTTGGGATTCTTTAATTATGAGAGATCTTATTGTAGAAGATTTAGATGGTGGCGGTTTGTGGCAAATAAACCCTACAGCTAATGCAAATGGCGAACACAACCAAATTATGTTAGAACTTCTATCATTTCATGACGGGCTAATGGAATATCCAGTTACAGAAAATGACAAAATTGTCGGTTACGAAAAAATAGATCTTTCTGGAGGAAACGGCACTCTTATTTCTAACACCAAGGCGGATGGTACTGTAGAGTATTTAATCGGCGGTGTAAATCCAGAAGGAAAACCTGTTTATTTTACTCGTGGAGATCGTTCAAAAGGTTCGAGCGCGACAGAAGGCGCAAAACCGGCCAGCTTTAATGGTACTACAATGAATATAGCTTTTAATTCGGCTTTGTATAATTTAATGAGAGGACAACCTGATGCGGAAAGAACAGCATTAGCTGATGCAGCAGCAGAAGGAGGTTTTCTAAGAAGAGGTGGTGGGGGTGGCGAAAAAGAGAGGTTAAAAAATCAGAGAGACTTACAGCTTTCTAATATAAGGCGAGTTAAAAAAATTAAAGAACAGGCAGGAAATGACAAAATAAAGTTTTTAGAAATGATAGCTGATTTGGCAAATGATCCAAATTTACGAGGGTCAGACGCTTTTTTTCAGTTTCTTGACGAAGCCGAAGACCTTTGGACTGCTCTTGGCGGCTCAGAAAGCGTTATGCGTGGTGATAATATTCCTACAATTACAGAAGCAGCTGAAGAATTGCAACAAGCAGCTGAAGAAGTGCAACAAGAATACACTCTAACAGAAACGGGGAAACTTCAAACTTCGGGAAATCTTACAAGAACTAAGCCTCCTGGGTTGACTGACAAAGAAGCAGACCAACTTCTTAAAGAGGCTGTAAGACAAGACCGCGTTATGAAAACAACTTTTTCTGATGGTTTTAAAGGAGATGGCTCAAAGGTTAGGGAAACAAACCAAATACTTAAAAAAACTTCTCCTATGTATAAAAAACTAGTGGCAGAGAATGAAAGGTTAGGCAATCCAATAAATCTTGAAACGGGACAATTGAACGAAGGGTTTACTGCAAATGATATTGTAGGCACGGTTTTAGAATGGGGCGTAATGAAGCCAGATCAAATAGAAGCCGCGATAAAAACAGGATCTTATTATCTTGATCCTGTACCACAACCAACAGGCACAGTAGATGATCGTGGGCCAGATTTCAGGTTTACTGAAGAAGAGCTATTAGACCCTGAAGGAGAGGCAACAACAGAAGAAATTATTGCCAAACACAGCAACCCCGAAGACATCGACAATTACATTGGAACCAGAGAAGAAGTTATTAAGCTTTTAGACTTAGAAGAAGAGGTAATACCGGAAGGAGCTTCAATAGGTGGGTCTGGTTCAGCTGGAGGTACACCAACTGACACAGGCAGGAAAACTCGGTACGGTAGACCTATTTGGGAAAATTCAAATACAGGAGAGCAATACTCTGAAAAAACAGTAACTTTCCAATTGTCAAACGGAAGGTGGATAAACATGCCATCTATAGATGAAAAAGGAATGCCAATTCCTCAATCTCAGTTAGAAGATTACGCTGAACAACAAATACAAGATAATTTTGGTGGCAGAATTAAAGACCCTATTACAGGAGATGTTATCGAATCTTATGAGGATGAAGAAACAGCTTCTGGTCAAGCAGAACTTAGAAGTAATATTTTAAGTACTAACCTTGTACAAAGAGCACAAGCAGCTGCGGAAACCAATGATAAAGATATAATGAGAGACTATTTTGCGGGCAAAGGTATTGAAACTTTTGACGCTATGATTAAAGAACTTGAAAAGGTTAATCCTTATAATCGAGCGGTGGCAATAAGAGCCATTGCAGGGCTTACAAGCGATCCAGACGCAGCAATTAAAAGAATGGAGTCAGCGGTTCGTACAGGGTTTATGTCAACTCCGACGGGCACAGGAACAGCACCCGCACCTTCTGACGTTTATAAGCAGAATTTAGAAATGGTACAGAACCTTATAGGCGCCCGCCCTACAGGAAGCGGATTTGAATATAATACAGGAGAGACCGAAGCGTCGTGGCTTGGCAGCAAAGTAACACCAGTAGTGGGGGTTTTAAGTCCTACTGACGCAAGAACAGCAATTAGAACTTTGGCCTATGAAATAAAAACAGCTGACCCAACCGGAACAAACCCTAACTATAGGTTTGGCAGACAAGCACTTCAGGATGCAACTTTACAAGCGCATTTAGGAGAAATGGTTATAGCTGGACAAAAAAATTGGTTGGGGCGGGTTGCTCCTTTTGGTTGGTTTGGTAATGAACCAATGTTTAAATCTGATGCCATAAGAGATAACATATTTCAAGCTTTAGGAGGAAACCCACACTTTCAAGGGGATACAGTTAACCCTAGAGTAGATGACATTAGGCTTCTTATAGGAGAGGGTTTAGCAAAAGACGGTGGAGCTGATATTGGCGGGAATAATTTCCCAAGAGTGGCTGTGTTTAATAGTGACGGGAAGGAAACGACTGCGTCTACTCCTTTAATGTCTATGATTTTTAATAGTTACTCTGGAGACCCTGAGATGGCAGAAGCAGCTTTACAAAAAATGATTCCGGAAAAAGACTTTCAAAGATATAAAATATGGAAAGCGTCTAGGGGGTATGAAGAAATGAGAAAAGCATATGGTACAGTTAGCCAAGGGGCTGAACCAACTGTAACTGGCGCCCTTGGAACTTTAAAGCGTCCGGGTTTTACTTATACCTCACCCTTGAGAGATAATTAATGTGGCTAAAGATACTAAATTATTTGACGAATTGTTTGCCCCTCAACAACAAGAGACAACGCTTGAAGACCTTTTGTTTAAGCCTTCTCCTAGTAGAGCGCGACCAGATATTCCCTTATTTGAAGACCGTTTAGAGGTTAACCCTAGAGATACGTATTTGCCTCCCGAGCTACGGCGGGAGCGAGGCAGTACTTTTGGAAATGCCTTTGAAGCCGGAGTAAAAAATCTTTTAGCAAACAAAGATCTTTTTGATTCTTTGTTTTATGACGCTATGGGAGAGACAGAAAAAGCGGATAAACAGATACAAGAAGCAAGAAGACTTCAAAGCCAAGCAGCTGAAGCTATGGCAACTGTTCCAGACTTTACAGAATTTTTAAATGAGCCAACCGTTGGTGGATTTCTTACACAAGCTGTATCTGCAATAGGGCAATTTACTCCTTCCGCTATTGCTAGTATTGCTTCTGCTTTTGCAGGTGGCGGTGCTTTTGCTTTAGCTCGGGCAGGTATTGGGGCAACAGCTACTAGGCAAGCAATGAGCCAAGCTGCAAAACAAGTTTCAAAAAAGAAAATGCAAGGGGGAGTTGTTAACCCAGACGAAGAAAGATTTTTAACAGCTTGGTTTGAAGTACTTAAAGGTAGAACTCCTACAGGGTCATATAACCCCGGCTTTATAGCAGGAGCAGCTTCTCAAGAACTTATTCAAGGCTCTGGTATTTCTTACGGGGAGTTTGAAGACTTGGGACAACGTGATAGGTACGCACGAACGTATGCTCTTGGAACAGGCCTTGGTTATGCTGCTATTGGTGTCGCAGGTGAATCTGCGGTTGTTACTGCTTTTACTAGAATGGTAAACAGAAGCAAAGGCCAGTTTAAGAAAGCTTTAGCCCAAGATACTATGTTTGGTTTGGGAATAATGGGGGCGCTTAGTGAAGGAGCTGCAGAAACAGCACAAGAAGGGCTTAACATTAAACAAAAACTTAGAACCGACCCTGACTATTCAGTAAACCAAGCAAAACTAGATGCTGTACAAGCTGCTTTTGCTGGCGTTGTAGGTGGATTTGGGTTAGGGGCTGCAGGGGGTTCTTTAGGTAATATTAATAGAATGGCTAGAAAGCAGTTTGTTGATGCTGCACAAAACACAGATCTTTTTAAAGGAATTGTGGGAGAAGACGAAGAAAACATTTCTTTAAAAGAAAGAATTGGAATAACCGAACCCTACGTTATGGCTGTTGCGGACAAAGAGGGAAAAATTGTTACTGGAATACCACACAACGAAAACAACATAAAAGAAGCCGAAACCCAACTAAAAAATCAAGTTCCCGATGTAGGGACACCCGAATCTGAATTTAGATTTCTTCAAGATACAGCAGAAGGAAGAAACGCTGATGGCACGTTAAAGCCAATGACTACAGAAGAATATTTAGAAATTTTTAAAAAGCAAGAAGGCATAACAGATGAACAAATAATTGAAGCTTATGAAGTAACAAATTTTAATGAAGACGCAAAAAAAGAAACACAGACAACAAAAGCAAACATTCCTGTAGATGAATATGGGCAGCCTTTGGGTTATCAGTTTTTACCAGACGATGTAAACAGTACAACAAACGTAGTTTCAGAGCTTCAAAAAAGAGGAAACGACAAATGGTTTAAAGACTATGCTCTTATTTTTAAACCTACAGCTAATCCAAACATACAAAGAAATAGAGGCGAGTTCGATAGAAATTTGTCAGAGCGTGGGCCAATATTTACTAGAGAAGACCTTACCAAGTGGCAATTTACGTTAGCGGATCGACAAACCGAAGTGGCAAGGCTGCAAACAGAACTAAAAAATATTGATACACTTGGGGAGTATTTACAAGAGTTTAATAAACTAAACGCAAAAAACAAAAACATCGAAAACATTATTAATGAAAGCCACATAGGCCAACCAAAAAATAAAGTTTTTGCTTCGGTTCTTGGTCGTTACACGGGTGAAAGAGTGCCTACGACGCAGACCGATAGA